GGACGGCGGGCCGATTCAGATAATGATTACTCGAAAAACCGAAGGCAACGACAGTGCAACGCCAAACGATTGAGCTTTACGGCACTCAGCACGATTTCGTAGCGTGCCAAGACCGATTTACCGGCTTCATCGGCGGCATCGGAAGCGGCAAAAGTTACGCCGGGGCGGTGAAGGCCATGCTTTATAGCCAGACGCCAGGCACGCTTGGCCTGGTCATTGCGCCGTCATACCCGATGCTGCGTGACGCCACGCTGCGTACCTTCCGGCAAGTGGCCGAGGCGACAATAGCCGAAACGCACGCCAGCGAAATGCGCTTGACGCTGCGCAATGGGGCGGAAGTGCTCTTCCGGTCAGCCGACCAACCGGACAGGCTGCGCGGGCCTAACATATCGTGGGCCTGGATTGACGAAGCGAGCCTATGCGGCGCTGAGACGTGGGAGATTACCATCGGACGCCTGCGGGCTGACGGGAAGGCGGGGCCATGTTGGATTACTACCACGCCGAAGGGGCGCAACTGGGTTTACCAGCGACAGGCGCAGATGTCAATCTTCCGTTCCACTACGGCGGGCAATCCGTACCTGTCCAGGGAGTTCGTCGAATCGCTGCACGCAGCCTACGAGGGGAAGTTCGCTCAGCAGGAATTGCTCGGCGAGTTCGTCGGCTTCGACGGCCTGGTGTATGACGAGTTCGACCGGGGGCGCAACGTGAAGACGGTGCCAACCCGCACTTGGACACGGGTATGGGCGGGGGTTGACGAGGGATACACCAACCCCGCGGTAATCCTGATTGTCGGGGAAGATCACGACGGGCGCTTGCACGTTATGCACGAGTTCTACCAGCGGCGGCGGCTACAGGCCGAGGTGGTCACGGAGGCCAAACGGCTTATGGCAGAGTATCGGGCAGGTGAATTTGTGACCGATCCGTCAGCGGCGGGCCTGATTGCTGACTTGCGTAAGGCAGGCATCCCCACGGTGCCAGCAAACAACGCCGTCATGGCCGGGATTCAGGCAGTCAAGGCCAGGCTGCCAGCGGCAGGCGACATGATGCCACGGCTGACGGTTGACCCTAGCTGCGTCAATCTACTCAGTGAGTTTGAGGGCTACGTCTGGCGCGGGGGCAAGGACGGATTGAAAGATGAACCTGAAAAAATCAACGATCACGCAATGGACGCATTGCGCTACGTGGTTTCCAGGGTTGGCGCAGGTGCGACGCAGCGGGCAAAGGTGCATCATTGATTGACATCATGCGATTGACGCCAGAACAGGTAGAGCGATTCATTCACCTTCAGGCTATCATTGACCGGCAGGCGATTGACCGGGAAACGCTAAGGCGCCAACGGGATTACTACGACGGCAACCATGACGTGCTGCTCAGTCCTCGCCAGCGGGACTTCCTGGGCTTGCTTGTCGGCCAGGGCAATGACGCCACCTGGTCATTCAACCTGATGCGCAACGTGGTAGACACGATCCGGGAGCGCCTGTGCGTTGTGGGCTTCACGGTGGACGGAGAGACGGCGGCAGGGGCGGAAGACAACGCCACGCCGGAAGGGGAGCTTGCCGATCTGCTTTGGGACTGGTGGACGGCCAATGACCTGGACACCTTGCAGATTGACCTCTACCGCAAGGCGCTGCGTGATGGCGTAGCTTATCTGCTGGTGACGTGGGATGAAAAAGCCAACCGTCCTGCTTTCTACGTCCATGCCCAGGATGATGGGCTAGAGGGCGTCACAACCCACCTTGACCCAGAGACGCACCTGCCACAGTATTACGCGAAGTACTGGACAACCTATGACCCACTCAAGCCGGGCGCGACGGGCAAGGAACGCAAGACGGTTTACCTGCCAGGAGAGGTACGCAAGTACCAGCGGGCGCCCGGCAATGTGTACGGTTGGGAACCGGCGCAAGACCCAGGCGACACGTCCTGGCCCTTGCCGTGGCTTGGGACAGACGGACGACCTATCGGCTTTGCGGTGTGGTCGTTCCGTGTGCCAGGCGGGAGCGAACTAAGCCCATCGGTGCTGGCTCTACAGGACAGTCTCAACACGTCTATGCTCGACCTGCTCGCGGCCGCGGCCGCGGGCGGCTTCCCCATTATGTCAGTCGAGTACGGCGAAAACGTGCAAGCGCCGGTCGTTTCAACGCCCGACAACGAGGAGAACGAACCAGCGGGCATAGAGCTTGCGCCCGGTCGGTTGCTTGAGGTGTACGGCGGGCGACTGAATCGGCTTGCACCTTCCGACACGCAGCCGATGATAGCGACGGTCTGGACAATGGTTAGTGCTCTCTCCGCTGTGACCGGTGTTCCAGCGCACCGCCTGCGGCCATTTGCGGGGGCTGAGGTGCCAAGCGGCGAGGCACTCAAGCAACTTGAGGCGGGCCTTGTCGCCAAAGCCACCGAACGGACGCAGGCGTTTACGGCGCCCTGGGCGGGCGTGATGACCACGGCTTACCGGCTGGCGCAACGTTACGGAACGGGTGACATACCGGCCATCGCAACGCCACGCATCAAGGCGGTGTGGGCCGATGTGAACACACGCAGCGAGCTTACGCAATCGCAGGTAGGAACAGCGCACAAGGCGCTTGGCGTGCCGGACGAAATGATCTGGCAAAAAGTCCTGGGGTACACGCCGGACGAAGTGTCGGCCTTCCGAGTGTCCAAGCGCCGCGATCAGGCCATGCAGGTTGCGGCCATTGCGGCCAGCCTGCGCCAATCGCCGCAGGCAGTGCCGACGCAGCAAACGCCGGTTGCACCTGCCAACCCTGCGGCATTTACTGAGGGGAATCAGCCATGAGCGAACCAATCACGATTTACTGCACAGTGGTGCATGAGTGGGGCGCAAGGCGTTTTCAGCCGGGCGACGCCATGACGCTTGTCTCACCGTCGCTTGTGCGCGACCTGCTGGCCGCCGGGCGGTGGTCACTGGCGATGCCAGAGCCGGAACCAGCACAGGCGCCCGTAGTCGTGACGCCAGCTGAAGCGCCGGCGCAACCTGTGACGCCGAAGCGAAAGCCACGGCGGTTGTAGGTGAATCCGCTTTTGGCCGCACTCGTAGCGGCGGGCGTCATTGACCAGGCGACAGCCGAAAGGCTGAATCGCCAGATGGACTCGGCGGCTGCGAGGGCATGGGCCGAAGCGACGCTAGAGCGTGCCAACGTGGGGGCATTGGCAGGCCAGCAGGAACGGCTCATTGGCCTGCTGCGTGGGAACAACTTTGACCCGTCCGATGCGCAATGGCGGCAGTTCTGGCACGACGAAGATGCCCGGATGTGGGCTGACTTGAGCGACTCCTACCGGGATGTGGCATCAGAGAGGGCCGCAGCCAGGGCGATTATCACGGCGCAGTCGTGGTCAACGTGGGAGTTCTTGAATCGGAACGTTGACGAATGGGTGAACACCTACTACACCTCGCCCGACCTCGCAGCCGTTGGCAGCGTGCCGAACCTGTGCGCCACAGCCAGGGAGCAGGTTGCAGACGCCTTCCTGCGCTGGACACGGGGCGGCAGAGACCTTGCGCCGGGAGCCGATGGGGGCCTGCCTGTGCTCATTGCGCAACTAGAGCCAGTCTTCGGGCCGGTGCGTGCTAAGCGGATTGCAGTCACGGAGACAACCCGGATTTTCGTCGAAGGCAATCGGGCGGTGAATGACGGCAACGAAGCGATCACGGGCTATCAGGTGCTGACGGCAGCGGATGAACATGTTTGCCCCATCTGCGGGCCATTGCACGGGGTATTCCGTGACAAGGCCAGCCGAACGTATCAGCACCCCACGATGGGCTGGATTGCGGGGCCGCCGTTTCACGTGAACTGTCGGTGTGACGAAATTGAAGCCACATCGCAGACGCAGAGCATTGCGCTCAACTCGCCGTGGGAGTATGTGGGGGAACCTACCTGATGGAAGTCACGATTCGCATTGACGACGCCAGGGTGCGGGCCATGCTGACATTGGCGCCAGGGCGCATCCAAATCGCCATGAATCGGGCCATGACCGATGCGACGGTGCTTTTGCTCAGGCGGATGAAAGAATACCCACCGCCGCGGCCAAATCAGCAGTATGTGCGAATGAACACGCTCAAGCGGTCGTGGTCACGGGAAGTTGTCTGGCGGGGCGCAGACGCGACGGGCCGGGTTGGCAGCAACTCGGACATGGCGCCCTACAACCGGGAAGTGCAAGACGCTGAGGTACAGGGGCCTCTATTCCGGGGCCGTTGGCAAACCGTACAGTCGGTTGCCAGGGATGAACAGCGAACGATTGTCAGGATGTTTGACGAACGAATCAGAGAGCAAATCGGAGGTACATGGAATGAAAACGAAGGGCTTTAAGGGCTTGTGGGCGCTTGTCCTGGCAATCATCCTGATTGTCGGGCTGGCGATTGGAACATCGGCTGACCTGGGGAAAGTCTACCTGGGATGGATCAACGCCACCCGGCTGACGGTGAGCGATACAACCACGCTGACCGGGGCGGTCACGACCGCGGGCGACGTGGTCGTTGGAGACGATCTTACCGTGAGCGACGGCCTTGCCGTGACCGGAGACCAAACCTTAACTGGCGCACTTGGCGTAACGGGCAACACGACATTGGCCGGTGAACTCAAATTCACGGCGCCAAACGTTATTACCGTGACGGCCAATTCGACAATCGCTACGGCCGGCTACACGTCAATCAAGCTGGCGGCAGCCGGCACCGTCGGAACGGCGACCATTACGGGTTGTAGCACGGCGGGCAAAGTCACTATCCTGCGCAACACGACAAACCAAACGATCACCATCACTGACACGTCAACAATCATGCTGGCTGGCAACGCCGCCCTGGGCCAATACGACACGTTGACGCTCCTGGGTGACGGCACAAACTGCCTGCAGATCAGCAAGGCAGACAACTAAACTCGCGGCCTAAGTGTTTGTTAGCACGCGAGCATTTATACTTGGGTACGCCCGACGGGGCGGTGAAAACACGGGGGATCACAATGGCAGACGAAACGACTACAATCACAGCACCTGCGGCGCCAGAGCAAACGACGGCAACGCCCACCGGACAACAGGGCGGTGCGACGGCGGCAGGTGAAACGATCAGCATGACACAAGCCGAACTCGACAAACTGATTGCCGAGCGGCTTGAAAGGGAACGAGCGAAGGCCGCCAAACAGGCTGACGCAGCCCGCAAGGCGCTTGAGGAAAAGGCGCTGGCAGACCAGGCGCAATGGAAAGAGCTTGCTGAGAAGCGGGCGGCTGACCTGACTGCGCTGCAAGCCAAAGCCGAACTGGCCGAACGCCAGGGGGCTGTTATTGAACAGCTTTACAAAACCCGACTGGCCGGCTTGTCGGCCCCGATTCGCAAGGCGGTTGAAAGCCTGCCGGTTG